TCTGTTGAGCGTCGGTTATGTTGCTCTTCCATTATGGGTTCGTGCAATCAGAGAAGTGGTTGTTTGCTGCGGTTATTAAGGACGTGGTTCCTGTCTGACGCAAACCATATCCACCTGCCGATCCAGGCTGGTTACCCATATTCCCAACAACCAAGATGTTATCAGCGTCATGAACACGAATACAAGCAGTGTTTGATACCCCGTTAGCACCCGAGACGCTATAGACTAAGTTGCATCCAGTGATGACTCCGTGATTTGTTGAGTTTCCATTGACCTGAAGACATGTGCCAGTAATTAAATTCGAGAAGGCTTGAACACCATTCACTGAGAAGTTATTCACATAATCTCCAACATACACACTTCCATTAGCACTTGTTCCGCTATAGACGCCACCATTGATTTGAGCATTCTTTAGAGTAAATGAAGAATTACCACTAATATATACACCAATTTGACAGTTCTTAGCGTGACAGTTTTCGATAATGACATAGTCTGAATAAGCTGTATTGACTATTGAACCTTGGTTGGCACGAATACCGTATGTTGCTGCTTTATCAACGGTGCAGTTTGAGATGAGAATTTCAGAAATTTGTGTGGTTGCTCCAAGAGTGATTGCGATACCATTAAGGGCAGCGTTATATACAGAGCAACCCATCACTTTGCCTGATCGACCCTCAACGTTGAACCCATTACCAGAAGAGTTATATGAGGTGCAATTGAGGAACACAACATCTTCGATATTGGCGTGAGTATCAAAAGCATCACCGGTGTCGTTAGTGTCTATAGAGGTGCAATTCACATATTTGATACGTCGATTGACACCACCAAGACTAAAGGTATTTGTAACAGCGTGATGACAACTAACGAAAGTGCTGTCTGAGACCACACAATCTTGACAAGTGTCAGTGAAATTGACGCCAGCATAACTATTGACTGCTGTGAGTAAGTCACCAGTAACGTAGATGTCATTTACATTACAGAAGATGCTGTTTCTGAAATTGACACCATAGCCATTGCAGCTTTCAACTATAAGTCCTTCGACTGAACATTGACGACCAAGATCTATTCTGACGGCGGTGTGGATGGTTGTGGCAGTAGTTGAACCAACAACTTTTCCACCATAGAACTTTACGTTCTCAATGAAGTTACATTTGCGGATCTTCGCGTCATTAGCAGTGTTATAGGCTGCTCCAAGTAATGGCTCTCGTAGGTTGATTGTTCCCGATGACACGCTTAAAACTCTAACAATTTCAGCTTCTGTAGCATTACTCCAGCCTGGGTCAAAGACACTTGTTGAGTAGATTTGTATCCAGTCTCCTGCCGCGAAGTTGGCCTCGACACCAGCCGTGACACTTAAAGACGTTGCACCTTTAACAGCGTTAGCTGTCAAAGAATATGTCGTTCCAAAGGTGCCAGTTCCGTAAAAAGCATTTGTTTGCGAGGCAGTGTTTGATATATTGAAGGTTACTCCGCCATCACACACAATGATATTGTTGCTTGATAGGTAAACCCCTGAGTTCATCTTGTAGGTTCCGCTTGGGAAGAAGACAGTCTTGCCATTATTCACTGCTGCCTGAATAGCCGTGGTGTCATCTGCTACTCCATCACCAACAGCACCAAAATCTTTTACAGAAATAATTTCACTAACTTTAGTGTTTAAATTGTTGAAGTTGGCATCCATTTCGGCCCAACTTAAAGGAAGACCTTTTACAGCCCTTGTTACAATTGTTGCCATATTTACTCCCTAAAGATTACCATTATCAATATACCCATTTAATACATAACCGTCATCAACATATATACGATATGCTACTATTATAAATATATCATTAGGTGGTCTTATATAAGGGACAGTAATCTTATCCTGTTTTGCTAAAACAAAGTCTTGTGGGTGACGTTGTTCATAACAATTAGGACATACTATAAAACCATCCCAACGTTGTTTTGCGGTAGTTGCTTTATATTTAATTGAGCAACTATCGCATATTAAATTCCAACTACCAGATATAAAACGATTCTTCACTAGAATTCCCAACCAGCATAATGATGAACAGCTGGTCCTGTTAATTGCACAGTAATAGTTTTATCATCAGTCATATCATGTATGATCTCACCATCTGTAGTCCATGTATCCGAAACAATACAGTCAAATACATATTTCCCTAATACTGGTAAAAGATAATGATAACTAATATATGGAATACTCTCTTCCACATCAGGAATATAAATAACCCGCCTCATTTTACTTTCTCCTTTTGTGGTTTAGATATTGGTTTGCCTTCTTTGATCAACTCAGCAGAAGTTTTTGTAGTTTCCCCAGGTTTGGTGAAAGTCACAGTACCATCAGCTTTTGCTTGTTTAAGTTTTTCTAATACAGGAGGTTGGAGACTTACTGGAGTAGTATCATCAATCCAATAATCTATTTTAAGTTTAGTCCCATCCTTACCTTTAAAGATTGCTTTTTGTGGCACTGCACAATGATTCTGTAATGTTGCTAAAATATTAATTTGACTCATGTTGTCACCTGCTGTAGCTGTGCATCAGTTAGTGCAGAGTTCCAGATATGGACTTCACCGAGGTTGCCGGATATCTGAGAGGCTCCAGTTTGACTGCATCCAACGTACATCGTAGTAGCTGCACCCATTGACCCATCGAAAGCCGTGGCGCTGCCAAGTGTCCCATCAGCACACATCCTTAGATCAGACCCCCACCTCGAAGCACGTTTTCTAGCACCTGTCAGTAAAGGTAATCCGGTTGCCGTTGCGGTGTTTGTAGCATCCCAAAGTTCTCCTGAATCTCGCGCGGTTGAGGTATCAAACCTCAGCATTCTAGCATCGGCGTCACCAGCAAGAACGACGTAGCCTGATACCGTTATCGGCACAGATGATTGTACGGAACACAACGCCGTCCCCTGCGTTACATCAAACGCGCTCGCATAGCTCAGCACATCAGCATTCCGAGTCACCGCCGCCGTAGTCGTCAGTATCGGACTCGTGCGCCACGCTCCGTTCTCGTCCTGGAAGCAATCAACTTCGATCACATCACCAGATGTACCCATCTTCAGGCCAACAGTAGGATTAGCTCCTACGTCAGAAGTCACTTCGACAGGAACCCACGTATCTGTCACAAGTGACGAGGTAATGTCAGTCCAGTTCGTACCTCCGTTGCGTGTTAGGCTGACGGTTCCTGATCCTGAGATTCGCTTGATCCAAGCGCTTGTAGTACGGCTTCCGGTCGCCGCTGTCAGGAGTTGCAGAAGCGTGGCATCATTTGCTGCGGCGGTCAGGCGGCTTGCACTGTTGGCTATGTTGTCGATACCGGTTGCAGTCTTGGCAGCAGTGACATTAGATTTCGTCCAAGCGGCGTTTGTAGCGTCCCTACCCCACAAACAGTTATTCACCCTGCTCGGTTCAGCCAGATACTTTTTCAGTACTGAAGAATAAATTGGAGTATCATTCTTGTTGGTGGTGAAGTACTTGCAGCCATCTACGCCGGCACCGTGGAATGGAGCGGAGAGAACACCGACACTGACATACTCACTGGCGGTTTGGTCGGCTTGGCCGGTGACGTTTTCAAATTGTGCTCGCAGTACTCCAATGATTTTCCCCGTCCCGCCCGCGAAAGCGGGAACACGAGAGCTTGTTTTATCATTGGCGAAAACCAGAACAGGTCCGGCAGCAGCCGCAGCAGTCGCAGTGAATGTCGCTTGTAAATCGTAGACGCCCGTAGACACCAGAGTAGCCTCGGCGGTACACCCCGTTGCGGTATACGTCCCGTCATTAAGGTCAAAGTTTACGTGCTGCCCAGACCCAAAACCCGCCGAGCTACAAGTCAGTTGCACATAACGATGGTTGTTGTACGAAACCCTGGTGGAATAGGTGTATTTATACCCAATAACTGTTGTTGGCGGAGCGTTAAGAAACGCTACTTGATCACCTACAGTTGCGTTGGTTGTGAAGGAATTGGCTCCTGCCGTAAGATTGGTTGTTCCCCAGGCCCCGGTGTTAAATACCTCGCTCTGAGGGCACAGGTTTCGCACCAACCGCGCACCAGTAAACCTCGGGCACCCTGACGGAATATTGAGGTTCAGCTTGCCTTCACTGTCGAAGTCCCAGGCCGCTGTAGCTCTAGTAAAGGTAGGAGTGCTTGCACCCCTTGTTGGAACAATTGTTGTTTTTAATGGTAAGTATAAACTAGATGTAGCTAATATACTACCACTACCACCAGATCCCCCACCAGAGGTTCCATATGGTACTCCTATCCCTAATCCATTGATTAGCATATTACCAACCTAATGCTACAATATCTGAAGCTGCTGTTCCTGTAGCCATAAGACGACCTTCTTTAACTTCAACTGGAAAGAATGTACCAGCAGCCACACCAACAAATGTTACAGGAGTGCCTGCAGCAGATGGAGCTATAGTGACATCACCAGCAGTGCCAATATATAATGCTTTAAAACTAACTACTGCACTATCACTTGGAGTGATACGTACAAAGTTAATAGCAGATGAAAAAACTTTTGTTCCCATTGGAACCTCACTATAAAAAAAAATGGGACTAAGATTATTAGTCTTAATCCCACCTTTGGGTTTTACCAAGTCATCCCTTGTTGTGGGAAGTAGTATGAAATAACAATCTTCACTGCATTGGTTAGCTGTGCCGAAGCCTTGGCATAGTACAGTGTATCAGCAGTTTGGAGAGCACCCATTTGGGCACCTACTGCTGTACCTACAACAGCACATTGAGCACCGTTACAAGTAGCTGCGTTAATCAGCTGAGTACCACCTAATGTAGTTCCTACGTTAAGAGTTTGTGCTACGTTAGCACCACTGGAAACAATAAAAGCTTCAATGGGAATAGAACCCTTTGGTAGAACAAAAGCAGCGAAACCTGTAGCGTCACCAGCACTTGTATCCATCTGTACTACTTGATGGTAAAGTTCCTTTGCTGGAGGAGTAGTTCTAGTAACACCAGCTGGTCCTAGTTTTGGTTGTGGCATAAGAAATCCTTTCTTAGATTAAAGGGCCGAAGCCCTTTATTGATTAATATTAGGCGCCTTGTGAACCGTACAGACCTCTCGGGTCTGACCAACCAAATGAGTAACGAGCAGTTGCCTTAAACTTAGCGTTTTCAGTATCAAAGTCATTATCTTGTTCAAACTGATCAGCACGACGTTCAAAGTACTTCATACCATCTGGAACATCAGTCATGATGAACCAGTCATCTGTACCTGTTGAGGCTAGATAATGGTTAACAACAACTTGGTCATAGATGCTTGATTGCTTAAGAACGTTTGGATCATTTAGGTCAGTACCGACACGACCATCTGCACCAAGAATACGCTTAACTTCAAACTGTAGTTGATAAGGAATGATTAGTTTCTTAGGTTTAGCAGCAATTAATAAACCACGATCATCGCGATAGCCAGAAATATCAATAGAGGCTTGCTCAAGAGCAGCTTCACTAATATCAGCATCGGTTGCAATCTTGTTACTGTAAGTACCACCAGCTACGTTAATGTGGGCAGTTGATAATAGAACAATACCGTCACCACCAGTGTAACCAGCAGTGAATGCACGGTTATAAACGTTAGCTGCTACAATTTCCTTAGTTTGACGTAGGGAACGTGCAAGAGCTTTAGCTTTTTGTGCACCTACTTTACCATACTGATCATCTTCATAGATTTCACGAGTGATAATAAAGCCAAGAGCATATACTAGATGATTGTAACGGGTTGTGAAACCTTGGCGTTCTGTATCATAAGTAATTGGGCTACCTTCAGGTTTAACAATAGCTAGACCAAGACCAGAAAGACCAACATCTTCTTCATAGGCTTTATCAGATTTGTTTTGTTCAAAAAGGTGAGTCCATTCTACGGGATAGTCATTATAGGCTTTTCCGTAGATAGCATTTAATCCAGGCCAAAGTAACTTGGCAAAGGAGCTAGAAGTAATAACACCAGACATAATTTATCTCCTTAAGATTAAACGCCGGCCACACCAACGCTACCAAATGACTGGACGTTAATGCGAACTAGAACTTTACTGTTTGCCCCAATTTCATTATCAGGACGGTTAACGATACCAAGAATCTGCAGTGGTCGTGTTGCGGTTGTATCAGGTGCTGTAGTTGAATAAACATACATAGGTGAAGCACCAGTTAACAGTGGGTTGGTATGTGCTGAAGCACCTACACCTACGTTAAGACCAATAGAGGCTGCTGCAACTGAGGCATCAGCTTCTGCTTCATAAACAACATCAGTATTATCACAAACAAGTACAAATTGCTTAGTTGATGCTGGACGATATACAGGAGTATCAAGAGAGATAGAACCTGAAGATAAAGCACCAGCAACTGGATCAAATTTACTATTCACGATACCAACAACGGCACCAAGAATAGGACCAGCAGCGATCTGTGCTGAGGCACCTACAACTGCTTCAACAGCAGGATAAAGTGAAGTAGCAGCAGAATCAGAAAGTTTTACAAGATCACCAACAAAGACAGGAACTGCCTCACCTGCTGGGACCTCATATAAATTGGCTTGCCCGTTATATGGTGAGCCATTTAAATGTTTTACGGGCTTGAACCCGTTAATTCGAGACGTATTAGCCATAGAATCTCCATTAAATTAAAAAGACTAAGAGATTTGTAGTTTTCCATAATCCAAATCCTTAGTGGCTTGTTGCTTCATGGCCTGGTCCTGTTCATCTAAAGCAGCATTTTTCTTTGCTTGATCTTCATCAAAGTATTCTTTAGGAATACGCATTAGAACAGAAGTTGTACCTTGATCCCCAACTACACGGCGGGGAGAGCCAAGATCAGACGCATCTGAAACACGAGAATCACCAACGGTTAAATCACCGTCAGTAACGATTTCATAACCAGCTTGCTGGTAATTATAAACACGAGAACCAACATCATTAATAAAACGATAATGAAAGTTAGGGTCTTTTTCACCTGTAATATTTAGAGGACCACGTGCTGATAAGGGTTTACGAACTACTCGTTTTTGGGGTGTGCTTCTTGCTGTCATCTTAGACTCCTTTTGTTTTCTTTAATTCAGAAAGATACTCTTCTTTAGTCATAATACCTTGACGAATGAATGTATTCATTACTCGTTTTTCATCTTCTGTTAATTGGAATGATGAGGCACTACGTGCATTTTGTGTATCTGAAGTTCCGACTGTACCTGGATTATCTCGGTTAGGATTTTTAAATTTATGGGGAAACCTAGCTTTCACTTGTACAGAAACATATTTTAACACTTCTTCTGGATTTGTATCAGGATGTACCTTAGCATATCCTGTCCCAATCGCATCTGCAAACTGACGCATCTCGTCGTCTTTTTGATACCAGGCATTCTGATTAACCCACTGTACAAATCGTGGATCAATAGAAGGTTGTTCTTGTTGTGGAACTTGTTCCTTAAGAACTTCCCTGGCTTTTTGTTCTGCCTTAAGATCAGTAAGTAGTTCAGTAGTTTCTAGATAACCATCTGAATTACCTTCCTCAAGATGTTTCTTCTGAAGTGTTTTTAGTTCTTGTAAAGCTTTGTTGTATTCAACTTCACGTACTTTTGAGTGATGCTCTTGAAGCATCTGTAACGCTTTTTTAGTTTCCTTAAGTTCTCTACCTAATGTATCAATTTTTCCAAACAACTCTCCACGATCAATAAATTCTTTAGCCGGGCGCCATTGACTAGGATCACCTTGGAACTCTTCCTTTGATTTCCATCCCTGCTCTTTTGCTTGTTGTTCATATGGATCTACTTGAACTTCTGTCTTTTCTACAACTTCTTCAGTTCCTACAACTGGATTTAACTCACTCATATATATTCCTTATTTTATGACGCATAAAATATCAACATCATTAATAATGATGTATTTTTGTCCATCAGTATCTCTAACTTCTTTACCTGCATACCGAATCATACATACACGATCACCAACTTTAATAGCATCATTCTCACGGCCGTAATCTTTAAATGCTGTTGGTCCTACTTGAAGAACTGTACCATATTCTACAGCCTTACGTTCTCGTTCAAGAGTAGGTTCAGGAATTACAATACCACCTGGAGTTACACTTTCTGCTTTATCAGGATCAATTAATAGCTGATGTAGAATTAATTGGATAGCCATTATTAAAACTCCTCCATACGAAATTCTTGCATCTCACGATAAGCGTGTATCATACCAACATAGAATCTATCCTGTGATACATCTATACCAGCACTAGTAGCTAGCATTTCTTTACAATCCTCTGCACGTTCTTTAGCAGCTTGTAAAAATGCTTTTGTTACTTTATTAGATTTCCAATCTTTAAAATCTGCTTGTGTAATTTCAATCATCTAGTTTTTGTCCCCTTTGGAAGTTGTTTCTGTTGTTGTTTATTCATTTCACCCTGATGCTGCATATTCTGACTATGTGTTGCAGCTTGTGTTGCTAGATTCATTTGAGTCTGTTTGGCTTGTATTCCCATCTTTTGTTGAGCAGACTGTTGTTCCATCTGCATCTTCATTGCTTGTGTAGCTTGTGCATTTTTTGCATCAAGTATAGCTTGTATTTGTTTCGCTTGTAATTCTTGCTGTACTTGAGCAGCTTTCAATTGTAATTCTTGTTCTTTTGATGCTTGCTCTAACTGCATTTTGTGTTGTGCTTGTTGCATATCAATTTGAGCTTTCTGTTGATCTACTTGAGCTTTAGCCTTAATAGCTTCCATCTTAGGATCAGGCTGTGGCTGTGGCTGTTTCATTAGTTTCTCAGGATTTGGTATTTCAAAAGCATCTAGATACATAGCAGTAACAGCCATAGGATCAATAGTTCCTAATTGAAGTAACTGCATAACAGCTTGGATCTTAGCTTGTTTCTCTTGGGAAGAAACAGCGGTAGGATCAGCTCCTGGATAAATATCATCTACTGGACCTCGATAATCTTCTTGTGGAATCTGTAAATCTAAGGCAGCAACATACTCTTCAGGATTACTATAAGTTTTATTTAATTTATACAGCTTTTTAAACTCAGAAGCTAAAGCTCTATAAACTCGTTTATAGACAGAAGTAAATACTTTCATACCCTGCTCAATTGTTGCCATTGTAGTAGTAGCTGGTGTATTCTGTCCAGGCATCTTACCAACAAATATTTCTGCTACAGAAGCTAACTCTTTACCAGATTTAAGTAATAGATCTAACAATTTAAACAGAACATCACTAGGTTCACGTACTGGTAATGGGAAGATTTGCTTTTTAATATCATCTCCAGTAGCATTAACAGCTTTCCACTCACCTGGAACAAACCTAGTTTCACCCATTTTAATACGAAGACCACGACCTACAAAACCTGACTGTAGATTAGATAATGAACCTGCATCTACTAATTGATTTATGATTGTGTTTGCTGATTTATTTAAAGGTCCTAATAAACGACCAAAACCAATATCATAGAAACCACCATCAGGATTAGGAATAAACGAATATTTGGTATAATACTGAACAGGTTCAATCATAATAACTTTTTGTTTTTCATCTACAGTAACATCATCTGCGGTATATCTTGGAACAATCCTAAGTACTTTACGACTATCTTGTTCTACAGTAACAATATAAGGTTCAGAGTATCCGTCATCATCCAAATCTAGAAATGTATGTTGTTCTAAGATTGTGTATGGTGTAGTTTCATCATCACCAGAAAGACTATGTGAAAAAGCTTCAGTTACTGATTGTGTTTGAGTTTTATCTACAGTTGATGGTGTATGTAAATCTATATCTAAATATAGTTTTTGGTTTTGTAATTCTTTAACTTTTCGTTTAGTTTGTGTTAATATCTCGGTAATACGTTCTGCATTATCTAAAGAATTAGCAAAATAATTTACAACAAGAACTTTAGGAAAAACTAATTTAGAACAGTTCTTTTGTTTATTAGAATCCCAATAGGTTTTCTTAAAACAAGTACCAGCAATAGGTAAACAGATAAGTAGTCTATCCATATCTTCTTCCCAATCATCCATCTCAGACAGAAGTTGATAAGACATATGTTTAGAAATACGTTCTGCCCTTTGTGCTTTTTCTCCTGTAGGATCATACCCATTGATACGACATTTTACAATAGTTCCATTACTAGGAATTAATGTTGGATATGCTCTAGCAGCAAACTGCATAGCAGCAGTAGATAACATAGGATATTTAATATTAGCAGCATTAGGCCAGGGGTAAGTTTTTTCTCCTGAAATTTGTAATGCTAATTCTGTCCATGTTTTTAAATCTTCTTCCCAAGGTTTTCTTGAAGCTAAATCATCTTCAAAACCTTGTACAGCTTTATTACCGATAGAGATAAGATCTTGTTCGTCTAACAGAGTGGCTAGATTATTTTTCTCATCTAATATCTTTTGAATTTTTAATTTTTTAATAACCTGTGTACTCATCTCGTCCCTTATCGTTATATCCTGCTTCTTCATATTCTTGTTCGTACTGTTCCTGTTCTAACTCCTCTTTTGTTAAACCTTCTGACATAAGATCAATTAAAATCCCTTGATATGCTAGAGCATCGACGACATCATCATGTCTAGCTCTTGGGAAGGTTAAGCACTCATTTTCAAAATCAGGCCACCATTCTGCCACCTTATCAAACTTAACCATAGAAGCTCTCATACGTGCCTGAATAGATCTAGCTCGTTGGATTTTATCTTGTCTATGTGGTTTTAACATAACAAGATTTAGATATACACCCTCTTCTTGCATTGTTTTTCTTAAATAAGGACCAATAGCTTTAGATATTTGAGTATCTTCAATACCAACAGCAACAGGATTATAGATCTTTTGTAAAGTTAAAAGCGTTGCAACAATCTCATTACCAGGTAGTCGCTCCCGAATACAATTAACAATATGTAATTGACCATTAGCATCCATACCACCAATAACAATAGCTGTATAATCAGCTCTTTCTTTTTCAGAAATTGCCAAGTCCGCTGTGATGTAAAAGGTTTTGTTTTTCTTTCTATCATCTTCAGTCATTGATAGAAAATCACCCCGTTTAAAATATCGTATAGAATCGTCAACAGGATTACATAAATACTCACAAGAATAAACTTCTGGAATACCCCTTTCCAAAAATTCTTGTTTAAGCTCTATGAACATCTGTTTAGTATTACGTTCTGGCCATAGTAATTTTGATATTGTAGGATCATGCGCTCTGTATTTAACAGACCTCCACATACCAACCTTACGTTTGGACCATACCTTTAAATCTTCTACAATTGTGGTTTTAGCAGACTCATGAGGCATCAGAGAATCAAGAGGATCATCTAGGTTCATAGGCGTCCCTACAAATCTAACAATACCATTACGTGATCTTAGTGGAATCAGTGATCCATAGAACCAACGTTTTAATTTTTCTCTTCTGTCTTTATTAGCTACTAATTCTTCATTTAGAAGATCATCAATAATAATTAAATCAGGTCTCTGACCATCCCAAAGCATCCCTCTGAGTCTTTGTTCTGCCCCTTTAGCAACAATTCTGAATTTAGTCATATCCTGAAAGTGCAGGATAATGTCTGTTTCTGTTTCTTTCTCGAAAACTACACCCTTTTCATTTATTTTTAATCCGAAAAGATTATGGATTTCTTTAGAATCACAGAGAATTTGTTTAATTTGTCCTATAAATAGAGCTGCTTGAGATTCAGTATCAGCTACAATAACCACATACTTACGTTCTCTAAATAATAATACAGCCAGTGAATAAACAATTGTGATAATTGTTGATTTTGCGTGCTTACTGTTTGCTCCTATTACTAAGAGTGTCGGACTATACCTTCATTAATCCTTGGCATTTAAAGTAGAGATTTGATCTTTGAGCATGGCACGAAATATTTGTAATTCAGGAGTAGTTCTTTGTCCATGATTTCCCATAGTATTTTGTAATTCTATTCCTAATTCAGCAACTTTATTCTTATTTCTTAAATAAGGCATCATTCTTATAAGAGCCTCAGCAGCAGATCGTGTACCCATCTGCCAGGAATGTCGTTGCTTTCTATTTCCTATAACTTTATCAATGTTTTGTTTTCTGATAGTCCCTCCTAAAATACGTTGCATTTCTAGAAGAGGTTCTATTGCTACATGATTTATTCCAATACGTAGATAATACCCTGCATATCTTTTTCCACTAACTAAAGAGTTTCTACTTTGTATTGTTACAAATCCTTCACCATCAAAAAAACCAGAACACCATGCTACATCATGAGTATGACTCATATATATCTCCTTTAAATTTGGATTAAGCCCCCCGTCTAGTCTCTACACAGTCCCAGAACAATCTGGTTTCGCTCGGGGTTGTCCTATAAGGAGTTCTCCGAATTTGAGGGGTGAAACGCGGCCACTTTATATTTGTAATGCGCCCAATAACATTAACCGCGGGGCGCCTCGATTGCCACAAATCTATCATCAGAACAACATAATTCCCATAACTCACGATGAAAATTAGCAAACGCTGAAGCATCATCAAAGAATGGGGTTAAACAGGAGGAAGCAAAACCTTCAATAATCTCAGTAGTTAGTTTGGGCCATTTAGGTCTAACAGCGTTCACGTTTACTACGTTCTGACTTCATAGCACCTTTAGCAGTACGACTAAAAGATCTATTTTGACCTGGATTTTGTACAAATAAATTAGACAGAGTTGATTTACCCCCTCTACTTATAGCCTTCTTATGTCCTACATCCCCGGAAATGGATGTGACTTTAACACCCTTTTTTTTCGCCACTAAAGCCCTAGCTTTGTTGCGAGCCACACGTGCTTTGTTTCGTTCAGGATGTTTCTTCTCATAAAGTCTTTCTTCTTTTTGATAATCGCGTTTTCCGCCTGACATATATGGCATTATTTTAAGAACCTTAATTTATATATAGTTTTTAAATAGAGAGCAACAATCTCATCTAGGATGTTTTGTAGTGCTGTAACAGAACCACTTAAGGATTTATAATTTTTATCTATCCACTTAATATCATCTTCAAGATGTTTTATAATGGGTTTACACTCACAATCAAAATCAAGAGAATCTATCTTACCATAATTACCTTGATGTACTTCAACAAAATTATCTAATAAATCTATAACATCATTGTAGAAATCACCTAGAGCTTCATGTTCTGCATATGAATCTGTAATCCAGTGTTGTTGATGAGCACAGTTTCTTGTACAGAAAATCTTTGTTATTAATTCTTCAATCATTTTTTATTCCCCATGAACCATCAGGTAATTGTACCACATTCTCACCTTCGATACAGTCTTTAACTAAATCTTTGACAGAATCCTCATTTATTTTACCCTTAACAAACTTAGTGAATTGTTCAGCTAAGTTAGCTAACTGGGCTGCTGTTGATTGTTGTTCAACAATTTTTGTTGGTTGTTTTCTGATAAGTTGTCGTTTATCTATAATAGAATTTAAAGCTGTGTTAATATCTCTTAGTTTAGCTGGTACTCTTTTAACCTTACCTGTACGTACATCATAGGTGAATTCCCCATTTTCTATCCTATCTACAAACTGGTCTAAGGTTTTATCTAATATTTTAGTAAGTCTGTTATCTAACTTCTCATAATCCTCTTCTTGAATCTCTTTTAGCTTATCTTTCCACCATTGTTGTTGTTGCCACTTCTTAACTGTTGTGAGGGGCACATTGGTTTGTTCTGATGTAAGAGTTGGTGATCTGGTAGCAACGAAGACAGCAATAGCTTCATTCTTCTTTTTGTCTGACCATAATCCACCTTCAGCTAATGAATTCTTTCTTGGGGCCTTAACGTATCTCCACGAACCCGGCATATTTTCTCCTAAATTCATACTTCTAAATAAAGTCGACATTATAGCATACTTTTAATCAAATGTCAAGCATTATTTTACATTTTTTAAAAATATTTTATTTTTTGTAAAAAGTTCTTGACTTTTGGTTAAAAATAGTGTATAATGCTAACTTCAAAATTAGAAATTAATTTTTGAGTTTTTAGCCAAAGGCTACGAACCTATCGAGGTTTCTGTCACTGAACCAGCGTAGCAAATCAGTGGCATTCTGGCTTCTCTTAGACATAGAGGGGCGGCATGTACCACCTTGGTGAAGGAGAAGGTACACACAATTTTTCTTTTCTTTTTTTGTTCTTTCCTGCTTGGAGACATCCAATTTAATGACAGGTACGCTCTACTTTAGATAAAGTCTAAGGGGGGTAAGGGGGGTTTGTTCTTAGTTTTGGTTTTCTTTTAGGTTAATGTATATTAATCTATTAATACTATGTATATCCATGTGTGGATCTCGTAAGAGAGACACAATTAGCTTATAACTAATTAACTAATAGTCACCCTCCTATTCTGTTGAATAGACCATTATTCAAAATATATAAAAAATATATCATGCTTTAAGTCACCATAGTGTAACCTCTCAGTTTTTCCCCCCCACCCCCTTAAAATCAATTAGTTACCTACCTCCATACGGTACAGTATAGTCTTATATAAGATATAAGAGTAGTGGTGTTATACACCATCTTATCTTTACATTCATTTATTTACCTCACAAATCTCTATACCCTCTCTTCCTTTCTGTAGTATCCATCCTTATCTTACAAAAGCACTTTACTTGTTAAGTGGTAATTAAAATTATCCTTCCTGAAAGGCATAAACGCTGATCATCTCCTCCAGCCCCGTCAATATCAAGACACTCCGCTGCGCTCCGTCCGCTACGCGGCGCCTTCGGCGGTCTTGACATCGCCGTGTCTTCCAGAGCTGATTCAGCATGCCTTCCAGAAAGGTTAATTTTTTTTTTGATTGGAGATTGTGATGACTGTAAAAAAGTTGATTGTTAGCAAGGTTGGTGTGAAGACCCCCGGTTATACTAGGATTTACATCGGTCGTGGAAGTTTGTTTGGAAACCCTTTCCCGATTAGTGCTTCTACTGATCTCGCGCATGATCGCGTCCACCGTCGGTGGCAGCGCGGCCGAACGGCTGGCTTCGCCATCGGTCGCGGCTGGCAAAAGTGATTGCACTCCACCGTGCTTGGTTGAATAAGCAGCGCATTCAGCGTACTCCGAACTGGCTGGCTGTTGAAGGTCTTGCAAAAGCAGTTCAAGCTGGTGATAAGCTGGCCCTGATCTGCCATTGCGCTCCGCTTGACTGTCATGGGAATACGTTGGTCAAGGCTATTGAATGGCTCATGGCTAACAAAGAACCTGTTGTTGCTTGATGTTATGTAAGGTCGGT